CAATAAGTCCTTCAGATATATTTATGTATTACCGTCTCCTGCCTTTGATAATAGTTTCTGAACTTCACCTTCGCTTATCTGTTTACCCATTCTTTCTACAGGTTTGCAGAACTTTATATCGTGCTTGTCATCAAACACGAACTTAGTTCTGAGATGTGTTTTATCTCTCTCTACAATTAAATGATAGTAATGTCCATATAAATTTGAGGAAAATCCTATTGATACGATGATTCTGCCATCATATAGTTCTCCTACTTTATAGGGACATGTCTCTGCAGTTCCATCAAATTTGATATGGAACTGTCTAGAATTTACATGTTCTTGTGCTCTCAGTTCACTTGACTTCTTCAGTGCCATCGTTTTCTTCTTTGAGTGTCATGTTAAGTGCTTCGACTGCACCTTCCAATCTTAACACTTGCTCTTTACGAGTGCTAAGTTGTTTCTCCAATTCGACGATTGTTGCTTTTTGTTCTTTCAGTTGGTTGGTGAACTCTTCCACCATTTTTGCAGCATCCATAGTTTAGAATGATAAGTGTATTATTTAGTATAGCATTAGATGTCTTGATTTTCAATCCAACTAGTCACTATGTATTTTTCTCCAGATAGAGGTGGATTACCCCTATGAGTGTGTGTCCAATGTGCAGGCCAGATCAAAAAAGTTCCTCTCTTAGGTTTGAACCTGACATGTTGATATAGAAACTCTGTCTCTCCACCTTCCTCAACATCATTTAAGTATAACATAGTTGCAAACATTCTTCTATTTGCACCATACTGTCCATCTTCATAATGCCATACATGATACCCTTGACTTGGTTTAGTTCTTTGAATATTCATATATGCTTGTTGTAAATTAAAATTAGCAACCACATTGTAATGATTTACATATATGTCCATGCATGCTTTTGTTAGATTGTTATAGTCTTGTAGCAATGGGGTAGGTCTATTGAATGTGAGCATCATACCAGTATCAATAGTTGTCATATCATCATTGACCTTTACTGATCTTGCTCCTGCGTCAGATTCCATATCCACATTTCTTCTAAGGATAAGAGTTTGATCGCTCTCTGCTTTCTTGTGATACTCTATAAATTGTGCACAATGAATACCAGTATCAAATACTCCTATAAAATCTTCTCTAAGTTCTACGTTGTTAATCATCTCCAAAACTCCATGTTGCTATACTTTTCAATTACATAATCTGACAATATTTTTTTAGGATCTCTTATATTCTTGGTAAGTTTTTTTCCAACCACATGTAAATTTTCTAAACCCAACATACCATCTTGAGGTAGATATTCATTTACAATATTATTCAAATCATGTTCACACGGTGGTATATGTAAAAAATCATATACCGCAAACAGTGTGTTTACTGGTTTGTCTATTAGGTCTTCATACTCTACAAGCATAACCTCTTTATCTTTATACGAAGTTTTTAGAGACTCATACGATAATTTTAACAAACCATCGTCTTTCATCAACCAATCACACCTATTGTCATTATTAATTTCTTGACCCATAAACTGCAGACCTCTATCTACAAATGTCAACTTCTCTGACTTTTCTATTAATGAGATCCAACTTGCTAATATGCCGAGTATATCTCTGACTGGACATATAATTTTTGGATTAGAATTAAGTGACTGTGCAAGTATTCTATTATTTTTATCACTCCACACCCTACATTTGTCAAGTATAAATCTAGCATTGGTATCAAAGTAATAACTGTCTGCTATAGATGTGGCAAGTTTAGATTCAAAAGTATGTTTAGGATACAATACTAATTGCTCATTGCTTGCAAGAAACCTAAACGTATTGTCTAACAATCCACATATAGGTGATTCAGGACCTGAATGTATATTTGGATTCTGATTTAGAATACTCGATAATAGAGTGGCACCTGTTCTAGGTAACCCGCTTAAGAAATAATAAGTCAAAATTTTAAATTCACTGAGGATAAATTGTTACCGTCATTATAATTTATTCTACCATAAGGTAACGTGTTGAAAGCAATAGACCAACGTTCATCATCTAGATCGTTCATAGATCCATGCTCCAACCACCAAGGAAACATGATAAGTCTGCCTGCAATTGGTTCTACCATATACATTTCTTTGTTTATATTTGATATTGGTATGGTAGATTTATGAGTCTGTAAAGGATTAGGTTCTCTAAAACATAATGGGGAACCACCAGACAAATAAAAAACACCACTATATGCTGACATAGGGTGTCTATGAAAATGAATATCATGTTTAGAAGTTATTCTATTTACCCATGCTGTAGTTATTTTAAAACCTTCACAATGGTATTGATAATAATTTCCAATCTCATTAGAACATTTTGTTATCCACGAAAACAATTCTTTGTATTCTGGTTTTGTATGTAAATCAGAATTAGATTGGTCAGCAACAGTGTTTGTGGAAACATACTTCTTAGAAGTTTCTATCAAGTTTTTTACATCACCATCCCAGTCCCACCAAAAAACTTCTGTAGGAAATAAATCTAATCTATTCATACAAAATTAAAATTAAATGATAGTGTAATCCTAAACTCTTCGCTGCTTTGTTTCAGAACCATGTGTTCTATAAACGCAGGAAAGACAACTAGATCTCCCTCCTCTACTGGAAAGAATGATCTTTGTGCCCACATAGGTGGTGAATTTCTAGGATCAGGTGATCTTAATTGTGGTGCTGATGCATTTGCAACTTGTCTATATGGATTAACAAATACAGTTGGTGTGTGAACCTCTGGATTGTATGAGATATAATGTATTGCTGAGAATTGACCTGGCAAATGATCATGAATATCATGAGATTGTCCTGTCTTATATGCGTTTAACCATGCTGAGTTTACTTGCACCTGTCCATGCATACCCTCACCATAACAACCATACTGAGCACCCATTGTCTGAACACTCTCCATATAACATGGGAATATATCATTCCATGGTAAGTTTACCTTCTGTCCATAAGTTGTAAAAATATTTTGAGTTTCCCCATTCATCACGTCAAAAGTGTTTGGTTGTTTAGGATATTCTTCCTCTACAAAACGTAATGCATGTTCTTTTATTTTATCATGACCTGTTACTGGAGTCTTCCATATACAGATCGGAAACAATTCCGAGATCACTTATGTTTTTACAACTCCTACTATTCTATCACATTCTCTACTATTTCGCAATGTGCAGTATCGCATTCCTCTGGATCACCATCCCATGTTTGTTTTACGATACCTTGTGGATTAAACTTAGACTCATCAGGAGTTAAGTATTTTGTGGGAGGAACCTCTACTTCATCCTCTCTGATCTCAACATCATTGTCATCTATGATCTTAATCCAGTATTTAAAGTATTGTCTATCCCCCTCTGTAATTAATGTTTTTTTGTTTTTTGTAATAATAAGTTTCATCGAACCCAAACTGCCATGTTGTAATTTACCACTCCATTATTTCTACCCATACAGTTAGGATAGAAATTAGGATTGATTCCACTCTGATAGTTTACACCAGATGATTGAGATCCATATATCTCAGTTCCAGAACAGTATGCTGAAATTTTATCATACGCTGCATAACCACCCCAGTTATTGTTGTGACCATGTTTACAACCTAAACCACCAGCTGTATATCCATAGTTACCATTACCCGCTGCACCACTGAATGATACTCTGGCGTTAGCATAGTTACTTGAGTTGAAGTTATTGGTAACATTAAACATCAAGTTATATGTTGAGTTATCATAACCATTGATAGATCCTGAGATAAACATATCACCACCAAGAATCTGTGGTCTATTGTTGTTCCAAGTTAATAAGTTAGAGTAGTCTTGATATGTTTTTCTACCACCACTACTTAATGTAAGGTTGTTTCCTGTTGTGAATATCTGATATAGACTATTTCCAGAATAGTTATTATTTACATAGATTCCATAACCATTTAACTGAGCACTGTTGTTTTGAAAACCTTGTCTTTTGTGACACATGAACAATATCTCTTGCACTGGATACTGGTCAAATGCTCTAGTCTTTACGTTACTACCCCAAGGAGATGTATTTGCTTGCTGCTGTTCATTCCTAGTCAACCAGAATGTAGTATTATCCCAGTGTGGAATACCACCAATAGAACTGTTTGCTGAGTTTGTATTAATATTAAATGCTAAAACCCAAGGAGCTCCGTCAATAGGACTTGATAACTTTGTGTATGCTTGATACTTAGTTCCACCTGATGCATCTTGATACCAGTATACACCATCAGTTGTTGATCCTGCATTTACAATCTCACTCACATTTTGTGCAGCAGTATCTGATGATAGTCCATTTGCTGCTCTACCACCACCTACCTTTACCCACTGTGATCCGTCAGCAACATATATAAAACCATCATCAGGATCATATATTTGTTGACCAACAGTAGAAGGAGATGGTCTCTGTGCCACCGTATACTTTGGTATATTAAGACCAATACTGGCGTTAACCGTTCCTACATTTATCTGAGACATACCTAATAGTTACTATCCACATTCTTATTTAGACGAAAAACCTTATAGGGAAAAATTATCCAAAAAATTTTTTCGATATATTTGTAATCATAAATTTGATTTTGAAAGTACAACTACATACAATCCATTCCACCACATGTCTACATCCTCTGGATTGTTCAACAGTTCTCTTTCATATAGAATTCTTAATTTAGATTCTTCTATAAACCTTTTAGTTATAGCAACGTTTTCTTCTATGTTTGCATCATCTACAACCAAGGTAAACACATCATCTGTAAAATCTAACATGTTATAGAAAAATTCTCTCATTTTCATCTCAGAATTGTCACCATCATAAAATATAACATTGACTTTGTGATTAAAATCTTTCTTACCTAGTTGTGAAGAGTCACCATTCAAAACTTGTATGTCAAAGTCTAGTGTTTCTGTAGTAATATTCTCTTGCAAATTCTCCACAAAGGTGTCAACAGTTACATCTTCTAATGCTAACGTAATATCTTCTCTAGCTGGTTGTAGGTTAGGTTGTGACCAATTATCATTTGCATATGCAGCAACCATGTCATTGTTTTGCACTGCAGCACAGAACGTAGATCCTGCGTAGACACCTACCTCAAGATATACTGCACCCTCCTGCGAACAAAGGTTGTTGAGAAAATGTCTGACTCTAGGTGAAGTGAGTCCTTCTACATTATAATATGCACTAGGATCGTTAGGATCATAAGTCCTGTGGTTTGACAAATATTTACCTGAGTTATTGAATGCCTCTATACATGTCTCTACTTGTGGATGCATGATGAGATCTGACTTCTTCATGTGTGCTTCTACAACCTTTTCGCAGTAGTTGCAATCCCAACAGTCAAACTTACATGTCTTAATTTTTTCTCTCCACATTACAAATGGAGAGTCTTTTATCTTCAATTGATCTTGATATTTTTTATACTCTGGAAACATATACTCGTCTTCATCTGCCCACCTACGTATGAGATCCATACTTTCCTGCAACCTCATCATACTTTCTCTACCATGTAGTTTAAATGTATCAACACCTAGATTGATCATCTCCACCCAATCTTCTCTCCATGGTGGTAGGTTTGCTTGTTTAAGATCTGCCTCTGGATGTTCGACATCCCATGTAGAACAAGACACACGACTTATAGGACTAGCAAAGAATATAGGATCATCTTTAGTTCTAGTGCTATTATATTGATAATGCTCTGGCATAATAGGACAACCACCCCAACATGTCTCATTAACTAATAGAGAGAACATGACAGGTTTGCCAAGATATGCACAGTAATCTTTTGCTTTTTGTAGACGTAACAATTGATCACGATCTCTCATGAGATCACGATCTAGATTGATGTAATGAAACCCTGCTTCTGCTAATGATACTATCTCATTTGGTTTTGTTACTTCTCT